TTAATTCCTGCAAGCTGCCATTCTTCAACGTCGTTCTTTTCATCTCTCAAAAATTCTGCTGCTTCTCTTGCTTCTTTCATGCAGCTTTTCATAACTCTTGCATTGTTCTCTGCTGTGCTTATCATCACCACCAGTTCCCCGGCTTCTTTTGCTTTTTCAAATGCTTCTTTTTCTTTCTCTCCTCTTTCTTCCTCTTTCAGCATTTCGCCCATGAACCAATATGCAAGGTTCTTTGTTCTTTTGATTGCTTTTTCTCTGTTCTCTGTCATGTTCGTTACCTCCGTTTGCTTTACTTCTTTAACTGTCTTTATTATATACTTACGGAAGTATAAAGTCTATTGACATTCTGCACAATCTTACGGAAGTATATTTGTATATTTTGTATACTTCCGTAAGTATTTGTTATTATCTGCCACGGCGTTTCAGTTCGTCTGCAAATTCTCTGACTGGAACTTTCACGGTCAATGGTTCATACTTCCCGCAGCCGTCCAGTTCATACAAGAACTGTGTTTCACCTTTTTTCAGATAGTGAAGCGTCGCAATGTCTGTAACCTTGTGCAGTGCAACTGCTGCCGTTGTAATCACCGTGCAACCCTGCGGCAGATAAAGCGCTTCTTTTGCTTCTCCGTCCTTTGATACCTTGATTGCTACCGTGTCCCCAATCTCTAACGGACACACCGCCTTGAAAAATTCTGCTTTCATTCCTCTTTGCCCTCCTGTTCGTGCTTCTCTCTGTTCTGTCTTCTTACCTCCCAGCCAACTTCTCTGACTACTACAAAGACCAGATATAAAATACCCAGCCCCACGCAGACCGCAAAGAATGTTACCAGTGCTTTTACAACCTCAATCAGAAATGCAATCATTGTTCTTTCCCTCCCTCATTTTCTGTTTTGCCCAGCCAATAGCCCGGCTGCTTGCGTTTATCTGGTGTAGCTGGCGTACTCTGATATTATTTGTCTTTTCTTCTTCCTCTGCCTGCTGCCGTTCCAGCTGTCGGCGGTATAGCAATTCTTTTCCGCTGTAATACTTCCGCTTCTTTTTTGCCATCTTTATTCCTCCATCAAAAGAACTTTCTATGGTATCTGCTGCCCTTGCTTGCCTGTTTGCGTCGCTGTCGCTGTTTTCTTCTCTTCTGGTACTGGGCGTCTTCTGCTGCCGCCACCTGCCTTTTGACCGCTTCGTGGTCTATGTTGTCTACCTCTTCTTGCAAGACTTCCAGCACTTCAACTTCACTGTCCTTGAAAGTGAATGTCATACCGGGGTCATACTCTCCGCTTGTCCAGTCTTTCTGGAACTTCTCAAAATTATCTCTGTATCTATACGGCGCCTGTGGGTGGTACTGTTCGGCTTCATATATGCCCAGCATAACTTCTTTGTCGTCCTTGTCGTCCCAGTTGTAAAGGTGCCAGCTTTCGTGGTTGTCCCAGTTCCACTTCGACAAATACAACACTATTCCGTCAAAGTAGTTACCCTCGCGCACCATGCCTTTCATTTGCTTGCAGGTGAAGCCCTGCCCCTTTAATTCCTCTTTGATTTTCTCATAGTCCCTGCCGCCAGTATGTAACTTTGCTTTTACGATTAACGGCAAATACTGTGGCTGTTTATCTTCTTTTCTTGCCATTGCTTGTCCTTTCCAGTCTGTCTGCAATCCTCAATATGCTTTCCATTGACTTTCTAATGTTTGTGTCTGTGCCCTCTGTGATTTTCAGCACGTCTGCTATGTCCCGCAGTTCTTGTGCCATTTCTTCTGTTTCCCCGGTCACAATGTCGTATTTATTGCGGCAGGCGGTGTAGACCTGCGAACCCTCCGGGATAACTTCACCGCATATCAAGCAGCGGTCAACGCCGTTCATTCTTCCCAGCTTTCGTATTTCTTCACACGCCTTGTCAAGTTCTGCACCTGCTCAACAAGGTTTGTAACCTCATGTGGTGACAATCCGGTTTGTTCATAGTCATACAGCTTCTTTGCGGCTTGATTGACTGTGACGTGCGGTTTCAATATTGCTTTCTGTCCGTTCTGGCTGTATTCTGTCAGTGTCGTTCTTTTCTGCCGCTTCCGTGGCTCCTGCTGCTTAAATGCTCCGGCACGCTTCATGGTGCTGTAATATGGCACCGTCTTTTTCAATGTGTGGTCCATGTAGCCCATTACAATTCCACCTTTCTTCCCGTCTGCTCCATAACTCCCAGATAACTTGCTATTGTGTCCATTGCTTCTTCTGCGGACCAGCAAACCGCCGTTTCATATCCCTGCTGCCGCAGCTGTTCCAGCCACCAGTCCTGCTTCTCTGTGGTCTTGTTGTTCTGCCACTTCATTTCCACATACAGCCCGTGTTTGCCGTTTCTGGCTACTGGCAAGCATAAGTCCGGCACGCCAGCTTTTACGCCCTGTCTTTTAAGGTTTGCCGCTTCCAGCTGATTTCTGCTGCCGCCGTTCGGTATATGGTGCAGCAAGTCCAATTCCGGGAAGTCCTTTGCGTAGAACCTCGCCCAGTTTATAACTCTTTCCTGCTCTGTGGCTTCACTGCGTTTTCTGTAATATGCTCTACTCATTGGCGTTTGTCCTTTCGTCAAGGTGTGTTGCCATCATGTCTGCAATGTGAAGCATAGCTGCAAGCCTGCTGCCTGCAAAAGCATTGTTCATGTCATAGCTACCGCCCTTTACTGCGCTATCAAGAGCGCCCATGTGCCATCTGATAGCCAGCATTTCTTCTTCCGTAAGCTGCATATATCGCATAATCTGGATAATTGACTTTTCACCGTGTCCCAGTGGCAGGCTGTTTGTATATCCGTATACCTCAACTTCTTTCCAGCTTCCGTCTTTCTGCTTCTGGTTCTTCTTTTCTGCCTTGTAGGCGTCCACCTTGCAAACATCATGCAGAAGCGCCGCAACTGCGATTGTGTCCACGGTGTATTCCGGGTACGTTCTGCCCTGCCTTTTGTCCTCTTCATCTGCCAGCCGAACCAATCTGCGGTATACATGGTTTGTATGTTCTACCAGACCGCCTGCGTATGCGCCGTGGTACTTTGTGCTTGCCGGGGCTGTGAAAAATCCCGCTTCTTCAAGCCATGCAAGCAGCTTATCTGCTCCCGGTCTGTTTATGTATGAAAAGTAATTCTTGAACTTCTCAACCTCTGCCATTCTCTGTGCTTCATTCATTGTCTTGTCCTCCTGTGGTTTCTTCCCGGCTGTCCACCAGATATATTTTGCCGTCCTGCTCATACAGCATGACTTTTCCTTTCAGTGCCGCCAGTGTCATTTCTGCTTTCATTCCATCTGATACGCCGTACTTGTCGCCAATCAGAATGTATTTGCAGTTTTCAAGTATCTTCATTCCTGCTGCCATGCCCCGGCTTCTTTCCTCCGGGTTCTGGTCGTCTGTAACTTCCGTCAAGTATAAATGCACTGTAACCGGGACAAATCCATTGTTTATGGCTGCCCGTGTCAGCTTGCGTGCATATTCCTTGTTGCGCTTTGTGTCGCCCCGGTATGGGCTGCACACATACAACAAATCATTCACCCGCCGTCACCTCCTAATCTTCCAGCGTCAGTTCTTCACCTGCTGCCGCTGGTTCTTCTTCTCGCTTCCATTCGTCCAAATCCAGAAGCGTTCCGCATTTACTGCAATAATTGAAATCACGGGACACATGGAAGTAATAGCCGTCTTCCCGGTCTTTCCGCAAATCCTTGTCATACGCTGAAAACAAATGCTTTCCGCATACCGGGCAATAGTAGCTGTTCAAATATCCCAGCTGCCCCGGTAATGTTGGGTATTCGCTCTTCTGTGCTTTCGGCTTTCTGGGTTTCCTTGTTGCCATGTGCTACACCTCCATTGCTGCTTTTTCAAGCTGCCTTTGCAGGTCTTCAAACTGCTGCTGCAAGCCTTTTGTATTTTTATATGTGCTGCACGTTTCGCATTCCGGTTCTTGCAAAAGAACTTGTCTGCACATTTCACACGTTTTTTGTTCTTCATTTAGGCTGTATACAATCAGTGCCATTCTGAAGCTGATACCCCAGAATTTTTTCAAGTCAATTCCGCTTATGTCCACCGGAACTGCTGCCCGGTTCACTTCTTCGTCTGTAATGCCATAGCGCTTTTTTAATGCTTCATACATCTGCTGCGCTGTCTGCTGTTCTCCACCTACGCCACGTTCTGCAAGGGCTTTTATTTTCACCAGCTTTTCAATGATTTTCTGTCTATCTTCCATCAGTCTTCTTCCTCCGGTTCTCCTATCAGTGCCCGTGGCGGCTGGTTGCCGTCCATGAAGCCTGCAAAGAAAGCAGCTTTTTTCAACATTCTGTTTTCTTCGTCTGTTCTTTCCCGTTCTTCTCCCTTATGCTCTTGATAGCAACGGGCGTTTTCGTCCGGGAATAGGTCGTTTTTGAACTTAAAGCCCGTCATAAATGCTTTCATTTCCCGTTTCAATTCCTCTTTGTAGAAACTGAAATACAGTGTGATTTCTGCTGCTTCAACCTCTGTACAATCGCAGCCACGCTTTTTTCTGCGGCTATAACTTCCAGTGTATCTGTGATAGCTGGCATTTCCTGTCACCATGTAGAAAATCTGTGTCAGCAGGTCTTCTTCTAAGTCGTTCTTATAGCTGAACCAGTGCAGTGTCACTTTGTCCAGCGTTATTTCTTCGTCTTCAATTTCGTATCTGGCTTTTAATTCCTCATACATGCGCATTGCGGTTTCTTTCTCTCCACCTACGCCACGTTCTGCAAGTTCTTTTATCTTTGCCAGCTTTGCTTTGATTTTGTCATATTGTATCTGGTCCATGTCTTTTACCTCACATACTGCCACGACTGCGGCGCCCGTTTTATTCCCAGTGCTTCAAGCGCCATTGGCTTTTCATACTCTTTGACCGTTGAAACTTCCCAGCCATACACCTTGTTTCTGCTTCCTGCTGCATAATTGTGAATATCATGTGCAGGAACCTTGCTTTTTCTCTCTGCTTCTTCAAAGTTCTTGATTTCCAGAACTTCCGGGCAGATAAATTCACCAACTATTCCCACGCCGCCTGTGACATACACCAGCACCCGGAACGGTGCTTTGCATTGTGGCTTTGTCTTCCGCAGTTCCAGAACCTTTTCACCTGCTGCCATCTTCTGCCACCATTTCTGGTGCAGTGATAATATGACTATTGGCATTTCTTCCAGTTCTGGTGGTTCCCATTGCTGCTTCATGCTCTTTTCCTCCTAAATCTTCAATACTTGCCCCGGATATATCAAATCCGGGTTCTTAATGCCGTTTCTACGTGCCAGCGCATAGCAGGCAGCGCCTTTTCCGTAAAATCTCCATGCTATTTCCCAAAGATTGTCACCCTTTTGCACTGTGTATTCCGTTTCTTTCTGTGGCTCCTGCTCCTTTTTCTCTGGATTTACGCCGTAGTAGAACGGTTCTGCTATTGACCCGCAGTATTCACATCGCTTGCCCAGTTCAACTTCTGCGCCACACCATTTGCACTTCATGCCCGTTACCTCTCAAACTCGCTCTTTAGTTCAATTCTGATATACAGAATGTGTTGCAGGTCTTCCACCCGGTATTGTGTGAATTGCTCAACTGGCACCTGCTCCGGCAGGCTGTCTGTTTTCGCCCAGTCCCACATTTGTTCAGTGGCTCTGTATGTTTCCATACCCAGTCCCATTTTCTTAATGCGTCGCTGCGGGTTCAATGCTCCATGCACTGCGTTTGCAGCATATCCACGGTATACAACCTGTCCGGCTGCGTTATATATCACCACTCTGTCACTGGGCGTCAGCTTGTCCAGAATGTCGCCCAGTCTGATTTCATTTTCCATCACCATTCACCCCTCATTCTTCTTTCAATTCTTTCTTTCGCCTGCTGCACTTCTCTTGAATACTCTGTTTCTGTCAATCCTTTGTTCCATACGTGTTCATAAGCACCAGCAACACCGTAGTTGTAGGCTGTCAGCACTTCTGCTTCTGTGTCGAACCTCTCTTGCAGTTCTGCCAGATAATCTACGCCGACAAGCACGTTGAAATATGGGTTTTTCACATTATCGACATTCAGCCTGCGCATACGCTCTTTGTGCCACTTCGGTAATACCTGCATATATCCGGTTGAACCCTCTTTGCAGCTTGCGTCCCATCTGTACCCGCTTTCTATCTCGATAATTGCCAGCACCAGCGTATACTCAACGCCATACTGCTTGCAGATTATGTATGTGTACTGCTGCATACATTCCGGTAAATACCCGCCGTTGTCTGCGTAGTCCTCCGGCACTTCATAGCGTGTCCAGCCGTCCAGTGCTTCCCCGTCCCAGTCAAATGACATAAGGTTGAACGGGTACGCTTCCGCTTCTTCTGTGGTTCTTCCTGTCGGCTGTGTGGTCTGTACTGGTTCCGGTGTGTTCTTCGGCAATGTGCTTGCTGTTGGCTTTACTGCTGCGCCTACCACAGCCACGCACACAACGAATACCAGCACGCCTGCTGCAATGTAATTTCCGTATGCCTTAATTGCTCTTTTTATCCTCTTACGCCTTAATATCCGGCGCAGCCTTGTTTTTCTTCCTGTTTCCACTTCGTTTTCCTCCTTGTCCTGCCTTTTTTGGCTCTTTTTTCCACATTTTCAAGTAAATATGCCACCCGGTCTGTTCATAAAAGACCGCTTCGCATGACACAATGTTGTAGTTGCTATATATCTTTCTGAACTCTTCCAGCCCTGCGTCCGGTGACTTTGCCAGCTGTTCCACTTTCCTTTTGCTGTACTTAAAATCATTGCACTTTTCTTCCGGTGCGTTCAGATTTCGGCTGTACTTCCAGTGGTTCTGGTCACGCTGCTGCTTCTCCCCGCCGTCCTCTCTGGTTGTTTCCGGGCGGTCAAGGTTTCTGCTGCTGGAATAGCGTTTCTTTCCCTGCGGGTCCTTGACAATATACTTGCAAAGTCCCTCTATTCCGTTTTCATTCATTTGCAGGCGGTCTGCGTTCACCCAGCCCATCTGCTTTATACTGGCTCTGTATTCCGGGTCTTTTGTCTTTTTCCAGTTAATGCGGTCTTTTGTCCACATTAGTTCCACGTCGTCACGGTCAAGCCCGCCATTCATAATGATGTGGTGATGTATACGCTTTAGGCGCTGCCCGTCCTTGCTGTACTTGTATTCTGTTACCAGTATGTATTTGAGTGGTTTAAGCCCCAGTTTCTTTCTGCGGTATGCTATGCGCCGCAGGTAGTTTGTCACAATGTTTTCTGCTTCTTCGACTGTTTCCGGCAGGTTTTCTGCGTCATAGGTGCATGACGTGTGCAGGTCCCCTATGTGAAAGTTGCCATTTCCCAGCTGCACCAGATACCGTTTGGCGTTCTTGTCGTTAAGGTCTTTTTGCTTTGGGGCATTGACTTTTCTTTTCTTACCCCTCTTCCCTCTGGCTGCCTGCTCTGCTGCTTCTGTTCGTGGTATTATGTCCACTTCTCTATAATTGGCACAGTCTGTCTTCTTCTCTCTGATAAACACCACTGCACTTCCTTTTCTGTCTGATACCTTTTTCAGCGTATAAGGGTACACCAGAAGTGGGGTGGTTCTATCCTCCATCAATCCTGTTTATTATCCATACAGCGTATATATAAATTTATATATTTCGTAGGAATGTTAATACCCCATACAAGCCCGTTTAGCA